AAACAGCAGCATCAACATACACAGTTTTAGCAGCACAAACACAATTTAAGTAGGAGGATAAGAAAGAATGCCTTTAAACTCAACACGCGGAGCAAGTTCTGCAAAAGGATTTGGTTTCACAGCAGCTGGTGCACCTCCTATAGAATTTACAGATTGGTTAGTAGTAGCTGGAGGAGGAAGCGGTGGAGCTTCTTATGGAGGTGGAGGTGGTGGTGGCGGAGTAAGATTTGCTGCTACTCCATTATCTATTGCAGCAGGAACTTATACAATAACAGTAGGAGCAGGTGGAGCTACTATTCCAGGTCCTTCTGGAAGTAGAGGTAATAGTGGAAATAATTCTGTTTTAGGTCAAGGAGCTTCTTTTTCAATAACCTCAACAGGAGGTGGAGGAGGTGGAGCACAAAATGCTCCAGCTGACGGAAAACCAGGAGGAGCTGGTGGTGGAGGTGGACCTGGAGCTTATTCTGGTGGCGGAGTTGGAGGAACAGGAAACGCTGGTGGATATCCTGTATCAGAAGGTGCTGATGGAGGAACAAGTCCTCAATCTTTAGTTGCTCCAAGTTATGGAGCTTCTGGAGGAGGAGGTGGAGGAAATCAAGGACAAGTTGGAAGTTGGGCAGTTGGAGGAGGACCTGGTGGAAATGGAACTCCAAGATCTATAACTGGATCTTCAGTATTTTATGCTGGAGGTGGAGGTGGAGGATTTGGAAATGCTCCTGCTCCTGGAGGAACTGGTGGACAAGGTGGTGGTGGACCTTATAATAGTACAGGAACTGTTAATACTGGTGGTGGAGGTGGCGGAGGTGGACCACTTAATGGAGATTCTGGATTGGGTGGAGGATCTGGAATTATTTATTTAAAAGCACCAGGAACAGTAGGACCTAGAATATCAGTAAGTCCTGGAACTAATACTAAAATAACTACGCCTGGTGGAGATACCCTTCTTACATATACAGTATCAGGTTCATTAACCGTTTCATAAGACATACTTTACATAATAATTTTTTTGTGATATTTCACAGAATATGAGAAATTATAAAGATAATATATATAATTTTACTAAATTAATAAAAACAGAAATACCTAAAAAAATATTTTTAATAGAATCCTTAATTAATATTGAAAATAAATATTTTATTAAAAAAATAGAAGAGGGCATCTTAAAAGAAGATAATAAAAATTTTAAAACAAATGTTTTTGGTCAAATGACCAATTGGGATTTTTTTAATCAAGATGAAAAATTTTTAAATATTATTATTAAAATTTTTGATATTTTTGATGTTGAAAATTTAATTGAAAAAAGTGTTTTAAGAGAAGCATGGGGAATAAAATTAAACAAAGGTAATTTTACAAAAATACATGATCATAAAGAGTCTTCTCTTTCAGGTGTACTATATTTAAATAATAGTGATCAAGAATTATTTTTTCCAGAATTAAAAATATCTGTAAAACCTGAAATTGGAAAAATAATAATATTTTCAGGAATATTAAAACATTACACTAATAGAAATTATGAAAATGATGCAAAATATGCAATTGCATTTAATATGTATCAAGTAAAAGATTGGTTAAAATGACTGAAATTGGATGGACTCCTTTTAAAAAAAGTTATCATAGAGATATTAATATGGAATTTATTGATATGACAGCTAAAGAACCTGAAAAAATTAATAATTTTTATAAAGGAACAACTAGTCTTTTTACAAAGTGTCCAGCAAATGCTACTTTTTTAAAAAATTTATTTTTAATAAGAGCTCCTTTTGATTTAGAAATAAAAATAAAAAGAAAAGAAAAATTTATATGGGTAAATCAAAAACAATTATTTGTAGAAAATTGTATAGACCCTAGGTTTAATCAATATGGTGAAAATGATAAAGCATTATGTTCTGTTTTATTTTCATATATTTTTTTTGCAGATCAACCTGTATGGATAGAAGTATATCCACCTTTTTTACATGGAGAAGTTAAAAACACTAGATTTATAAATGGAACATTTGATATATACAATTGGCATAGGCCTGTGGATTTTAGTTTTGAAATTTTAGATGATACAAAACCAATTAAAATTAAAGAAAATCAACCCTTGTATTATGTTAAATTTTTAAGTAATAAATTAAATGATGATTTTGAATTAAAAAGATTAGAGTGGACTGAAGAATTAAATATAGCTCATAAACGTTGTATGTCAAATAATTTTTTAGTAAATTTTGCATGGAAGTTAATGAAATTAGGAAATAAAATTAGACCAAAAAAATTTATAAAATGAATCTACATAATTATTTTTATTATTTTAAAAAAGCAATTCCAGAAAAAATATGTAATGATATTTTAAAATATGGAAAATCAAAACAAGAGCAATTAGCATTAACAGGAAACGAAGAAAAAAAAATATTAAATGATAAAACAATTAAAGATTTAAAAAAATTAAGAAATTCAAATATTGTATGGTTAAATGATAAATGGATTTATAATGCTATTCATCCATATGTACATGAAGCAAATCGTAGAGCTGGTTGGAACTTTGAATGGGATTGGTCAGAATCATGTCAATTTACAAAATATAATAAAAATCAATTTTATGATTGGCACAAAGATAGTTGGGAACATCCTTACAATAATTTAAATGATTTAAATATTCATAATAAAATAAGAAAATTATCAGTAACTGTATCTTTATCAAATGGAAATGAATATTCAGGAGGTGAATTAGAATTTGGTTTAAATCATCAGAATCCTGATCAAAAAACTAAAACTGTAATTTTAAAAGAAATAAAAGAAAAAGGTTCTTTAGTTGTTTTTCCTTCTTTTTTATGGCATAGAGTAAGAAAAGTTACAAAAGGAACAAGATATAGTTTAGTAATATGGAATTTAGGATATCCATATAAATAATTAAAAAGGAGAATAGATATGTCGTTTAAAAAAAATAATTTTTTAGTAATAAAAAATGTTTTAGGTAAAGAATTATCTGATTTTATTTATAAATATTTTAAAAATAAAAGAGAAGTTGCAAAAATATTATTTGATCAAAAATATATTTCACCATTTGAAACAATGTATGGAGTTTGGTCTGATCCACAAGTTCCAAATACTTATTCTCATTATGCAGATATTGTTATGGAAACTTTATTGCGAGAAGTTAAACCAATAATGGAAAAAGAAACTGGCTTAAAATTAATAGAGACATATTCTTATGCGAGAATTTATAAAAAAGGAGATATACTTGCTAGACATAAAGATAGATTTAGTTGTGAAATATCTACAACATTAAATTTAGGAGGGGATTCATGGCCAATTTATTTAGATCCAACAGGGAAAGAAGGAAATGATGGAATTAAAATTGAATTATCTCCTGGAGATATGCTTGTATATAAAGGCTGTGAATTAGAACATTGGAGAGAAGCATTTGATGGAAAGGATTGTGCTCAGGTTTTTTTACATTATAATGATGCAAAAAATAAACAATCATTACAAAATAAGTTTGATAATAGGCCATATATAGGTTTACCTGCCTGGTTTAAGAATTTTAAATTGACAAAAAATAATGATTAATATAATTGTATTAATATTATGGCACATTTTGCAAGATTAGAAGAAGAAACAGATCCGTACAATCCTTCTCAAAAATTATGGTTTGTTAAAGAAGTAGTTGTTATTGGCAATGATGTACCTACATCAAATGGTCCATTAGGAGAAAATGATACACATATTGATGGAGAAACATATTGTCAAAATTTATTTAAAGGAGGTGTTTGGAAACAAACTTCTTATAATAATAAATTTAGAAAACAATTTGCTGGCAAAGGCTTTTATTATGATTTTACAAAAGATAGATTTATTTCATCAAGACCTTTCCCGTCTTGGTATTTAAATAATAATGATGATTGGAAAGCCCCTGTAGAGTATCCTTCTATTACTACTTATACAGAAAATAATGAAGAAAAACCTTATGTAATATTTTGGATAGAAGAAGATAAAACATGGAAAGCAAGAAAAGAATTTGATCAAAGTGTTACACAAGTATGGGATCCAATTAATTCAGTTTGGAATCAAATATAAAGATATATAATATATGTTTTACATTTGGCACACGTTGCTTGTTTTATTATTCATAGCTTTTGCATTCTTTATGGGGTATAAATTAGGTAAAAATAAGCAAAGAAAAGAATCTTGCCCCTTCTTTAATAGTGATAACTTTTCATAGTAATTAACAAAAAGATGGGTATAATTCCACTTTATGCCTTTACAGAAGATACAATTTAAACCAGGATTTAATAAACAACAAACTGCAACCGGAGCCGAAGGGCAATGG